AAGCCCATCGATCCCCAGCGGCAGGAGGAGCTGAACCGGCTGAGAGAGCTTATCGGCTGCAATGCCATTGATTACGGTGAGAGAGTTCAGACTTCCCCATCGGCGGACAGCATACCGAACGAAGTAATAAGACGGGCAGAGCTGGAGGCGGATATAAGCCGCAAAATTGAAAGGTTTTTACAGCTTAAGCATAAAATAATCAATGAGATACAGTCGCTTGATAATGCGGTGTATGTCAAAATTTTGTATATGAGGTATGTGGAATATAAATCATTGGACGAGATAGCGGAGAAGATGAATTATTCGTATAGACAGGTGCTTAGACTTCATGGTATGGCATTGCAGGAGTTTAAAAGAAATATGGCATGACAAGGCTAAAATGTGTATAATGAACCTATAAAATACGATAGAATCCGTTCATATAAGGAGAAGACAGATGGATAAAAAGAAAATAAAACAAATCAAAGAGAGCTTAGACCTTGTTATACAAAAGAATAATGAGAATGAAATTGAATTTTGGTATGCACGTGATTTGATGTCTTTGCTTGGATATGGACGTTGGGAAAATTTTGATAAGGCAATAAATCGAGCAATGGAATCTTGTGAAACCAGCGGAATTGAGGTATCGGATCATTTTCGTGAGGTCACGAAGTTGATAACTGCCGGAAAGGGAGCACAACGACCGGTGAAGGATTATATGCTTACACGTTATGCGTGTTTTCTTATTGCACAGAACGGTGATCCACAAAAAGAAGAAATAGCGTTTGCACAAAGCTATTTTGCTGTTCAGACGCGTAAGCAGGAGCTGATAGAAGAACGTGTTTCGTTAATTGAGCGAACAGCTGCCCGTGAGCGACTTCGTGAATCCGAAAAAAGACTTTCACAGAATATATATGAGAGAGGTGTAGATGATGTCGGATTTGGACGAATTCGCTCAAAGGGTGATCAGGCTCTTTTCGGCGGATATACAACACAAGAAATGAAGGAGAGGCTTTCTGTTAAAGATACACGGCCGTTAGCCGATTTCTTACCAACACTTTCTATTGCTGCAAAAAACTTGGCAACAGAAATGACCAATTATAACGTGGAAGAAAAGGATCTCCGGGGAGAGAGTTCCATTACCGGCGAGCATGTGCAAAATAATCTTTCAGTGCGTGAAATGCTTGGTCGTCGTGGAATTAAACCGGAAAATCTTCCGCCTGCGGAGGATATTAAAAAATTAGAACGTCGTGTAAAATCGCAGGAGAAAAAGATAGCTAAACAGTCAGGCAAGCTGCCGGAAAATGAAATTTGATAAAAGATGGCACACAATGTCACATTTATCTGTGGTAGAATAGTAGCATGAAAAATTGATTAAGGACGTACCGGATTAAATCGGACGTCCTTTTTGCATGAAAGGGGCGGTATAATGCCGAGAAGCAAAGGCGGAAGACCGCCGAAGTATACGAGCAAGGAACAGATAGAAGGGCTTATAGAGGATTATTTCAAGGAATGCGAAGGCGTTCCTTTTTTTGATGATGACGGCAAGCCGCTGGTTACAGATAAAGGCTATGTTGTCTACAAGATACATCCGAAACCTCCGACAGTGACCGGTTTGGCACTGGCACTCGGTTTTAACAGCCGGCAGGCATTGCTTAATTATCAGGGTAAAAAAGAATTTAATGACACGATTACACGGGCGAAAAGCTATGTCGAGGAGTATGCCGAAAGAAGGCTGTTTGACCGTGATGGTGTGCAGGGTGCGAAGTTTTCGCTTATCAATAACTTTAAGGGATGGACAGAAAATAAAAAAGAAAACGATCATGACGAAAACAGACTTGAAGATGACCCTATTACAAAAGCATTGAAGGAGGAGTTCAAAGATGGCGTTCTCCGATAAGCAAAAGGAAATATTAAAATTTGCATACAGTGATTTTGATGCGCTGATTTGCGACGGCGCGGTTAGAAGTGGCAAGACATCTATAATGTCATTGTCATTTTTTTTATGGGGAATGGGTAACTTCAATAAGTGTGCATTTGCTTTTTGCGGTAAGTCCGTTGGAGCTGTTGAGCGAAATATAATAATGCCTCTGTTAAATATCCAATATCTAAAACAGGAATTTGATGTTAGATATAACAGGAGCGAACACGCTATTATTGCAAAGCGAGGAGACAAAGAAAACCGTTTTTATTGTTTTGGCGGTAAAGATGAAAGCTCATATACATTAATTCAGGGCGTTACACTCGCAGGAGTAATGCTGGATGAAGTCGCTCTTATGCCAAGATCGTTTGTTGAACAGGCTTTGGCTCGTTGCTCGGTATCCGGTGCAAAGCTTTGGTTCAACTGTAACCCTGAAAACCCTCGGCATTGGTTCAGACAGGAATGGATTTTACAAGCACCAAAGAAAAACGCAAAGCATATTCATTTCCTGATGGATGATAACCCCAGTTTGGATGAAAGAACACGGCAACGTTACAAGAATATGTATACTGGCGTGTTTTATCAGCGTTATATACTGGGGCAGTGGGTAATGTCCGAAGGCTTAATTTACGATATGTTTGACCAGACCGAGAACATATTCCAAAAAGAAGAAGAACCTGTCGGAATGCGGTCGGTGGCAACAAGAACAATAGCTATTGACTACGGTACAACAAACCCAATGCGTTTTTTGGATATATGGGACGATGGCAGCATTGTCCGTGTTTGTGACGAGTATAACTGGGATAGCCGAAAAGAACACAGACAGAAAACGGATAAGGAATATGCTGATGATTTTATGGACTTTATGGGTGAGAATTACTGCGCTGTTATTGTTGACCCTTCCGCAGCCTCTTTTATAACAGAGTTGCGAAGTCGTGGCGTTTATGTAATTCCTGCGGAGAATGAGGTTTTAGACGGAATACGAAAAACGTCAACCTTAATTCAGCAAAGGAAAATTTTAGTTTGTGACACCTGCGAAACGGTGTTAGATGAAATGGGCGTTTATATGTGGGATGAGCGAGCTTCACTGAATGGCAAAGAGCAGCCGGTAAAGCAGAACGACCACAGCTTAGATGCACTTAGATATTACATAAATTATCTGGCTGACTGGCGGTTTGAATAAAAGGGAGGGGAGAGGATGGCAAGAAAAAGCAAAAAAATAGAAAACAAAAAAATGACAACCGATGCGTTCTCAAATTCATTGTTTAGGCTCGGCTTTGGTTCTCAATCGCCTCTTGAAAGTACAGAGTACCCATTAACACGAATGACATATGATTATGCCTTGTTAAATTCACTTTATCGTGGAAACTGGGTTGTTCAGAATGTTGTGGGCATTATTCCCGATGATATGACAAAAAGCTGGTTTACGCTTGCAGGAAGTCTATCACCCGAATACATAGCACTGTTTGAGAGAGTACAGCGAATAACGCAGATAAAAGATAAAATCAATCTTGGCTTGAAATGGGGCAGATTGTACGGCGGTTCGGCTGGTCTGATTATGATAGAGGGGCAGGAAGGCGAGCTTGACAAGCCGCTTGATTTAGAAATGATATACCCTAACACGTTTAAAGGCTTGCATATTTTAGATAGATGGAGCGGCATAACTCCCGACAGTGAGCTTGTAATGGATATGGCAGACCCAGACTTTGGATTGCCGATGTATTACAACATAACGGACGGCGAAGGCAGAATTTATGCTAAAGTGCATCATTCACGAATAATAAGATTTATCGGACGTGAGCTGCCGTATCTTGAAAAAATAGCTGAAATGTACTGGGGCGAGAGCGAAGTTGAAGCGTTATATGCCGATGTCGTAAAACATGACAACGTATCAACGAACATGGCAGCACTCACGTTTAGAGCTAATGTTGACACAATGGAAGTTCAAAACCTTGACCAGTTGTTCTCGGTTGCCTCTGCCGAGCAACAGCGAAGATTTTGGAATGTAATGCAAGCACAGTCAGTTTGTAAAAGCAATTTCGGCGTACAGCTCGTGAATAAAGATGATAATATAACAAACACGCAGTACACATTCACAGGACTTCAAGAGGTCTATGACAGTATGTGTCTTGACCTTGCAGGAGCTTCAAGAATACCAGTTACTAAATTATTCGGACGTGCGCCTGCTGGGCTTAACGCCACAGGTGAAAGCGATTTAAGAAACTATTATGACTATATCGACTCCCTCCGGGAGAGCGTGTTAAAACCTATTATCTATAAACTGCTCCCTGTTATGGCAATGTCGGCATGGGGCGCAATACCCGATGATTTAGATATTACATTCCCGGCACTATGGACACCAACTGCAAGGGAAACAGCGGAGATTGCGAAGTTTAAAACTGAAAGCATAATTTCGGTATTTCAAGCCGGATTAATTGACCAGGCAACAGCGCAAAAAGAACTAAAAAAGCTATCAGAGGAAACGGATATGTTTGATAGCATATCTGACGAGGAGATAGCAGAAAACAAAGGCAAAACATTTCAAGACATAACAGCCTTGAGAGACCCTTTAATGGGTTTAGGTTATGGAGATATTGAAAACCCTTTTGATTTAGCCACGCAAGACGTGGCAACAATAGACTATTCACCAAACCAACCAAGAGATAAAGACGGCAAATGGACGGGTGGAGGCTTGAATAGTGGTGGTGAAAATAGTATAATAAACAGTGTGAGTGCAAAGGGTGTTAATAAGTTTAGTAAGGGATTTTCAAAGGAAAATTTAAAAGAACACTTTAATAATCATGGACATCAATACGCAAATATGACAGCGGAGGACTATAATAATTATGCACTTGATTTAATACAACAGCCTGTAAGCAATGATGTATTAGGATATAAAACCGCTAAAGGTGCTGTTGTAAGATATAAAGTAAGTACAAACGACTATGTTAAAGGTTATCCTAATACAGGAATAGCAACAATGTATAAGCCAAAAGGAAATAAACTAAAAGGTTATGCTTACTATAAAAAATTGGAAACAAGTGAGGGGATAACAAATGATTAAATGTCCAGTGTGTGGAAGGTATGAATTTGAAAAAGAAGATAGCTACGAAATATGTCCAATATGCAGATGGGAGAATGAAAAGTGGCAGTATGATAATCCTGATGAGGAAGAATGTGCAAACAGAATGAGCCTAAACCAAGCGAGAAAGGCTTGGGCAGAAGGTAAGAAATTAATATAACAAATAAAAACAACGATTTAAGCGTCAAGCGAAAAGCTGGACGCTTTTTTAATGCAAAAAGGCGGTGATTAATATTGCCGATGATTAAAAGAGCACCAAACGCAAAAGAGCTTGAAGCCCTGCGCAAGATATTCTTAAAAGCTGAAACGGATATTATAAACGAGATTGGCAGACTGCGGTCAATGGGTAACATTGACTATCACGCTGTTGCTTCACTCGAAAGAGTGCAAGCCATATTAAAACAGATGGAGACCGAATGTTGGAAATATGTCCCACGAATGATAGAAAAGCAGTTTTATGTGAGAGTGCCAGAAGCAAGGCGTATTGTAGAACCAGTTGAAAAGCACAAAACAGGTTATGCAAATGCAGAGGCATTGACAGCCACACAATATAATATTGTGGATAACTTGATTGTAAACTTAATGGGTGAGATAGTCGAAGCAGAAAAGGTTGTTATGTCCACTTTAAAAAATGCGTTAATAGGTCGCACCGAGAACGATGTTTACAGAAGAATAGGTCTTGAATTAATCGCAAAAAAAGAGGCTATCGGCAACGGTGCACAAGCCACAGTAAATGAGTTTGTTAATACCTTAATGCGTGAAGGCATAACGGCGTTTGTCGATAAAGCCGGGCGAAATTGGAGCTTACACACATATGCAAATATGGTAACTCGCACGACTTCAAGACAAGCTGAGATATTAGCAGTTCTTACAGCCGATGAAGAACAGGATTTATATAAAATAAGTTCATACGGCACGACTTGTAAAATATGCGCACCGTATGAAGGTCGTGTTTACAGCAAAAGCGGAAAGCACCCAATCTTCCCACCTCTTTCATCAGCTTTCGGCAAGATAGACCCAAACGGTCCGGACGATTTATCAAATAGCTATTTAAATATACATCCTAATTGCTTGCACGTTTTACTTCCGTGGACACCGATGGGGTTGACTGATGAACAAATAAAAGAGATTGAGGACTTCTCAAGCTATAAGAAAAACCCACCGACCAAAGATCCACGCACACAAAAACAGATTGAAGCATATCGCAAAAAGGAAACGGCGAGGGCAAGATGGTTAAGGGATTATAGAGAATGGGAAGATTATCAAATTGCATTAGGTGATAAAGCACCTAATACGTTTCAGACGTTTCAAAAGCATAAACTGGCTAACAATAAAAAATACAAGGAGTGGAAAGAGAAATACAGAAAAAGATTTTACTTGCAAAGCCGTTTAGATTATACTATAGGTAATGAGGAATCATTTATACCAGAGAGCGCAACCTTTGAAGCTGTAAGGACTATAGCTGGAAAAGGAAGCAAAACAATATTCCGGCACGCTCAAGATTACGTTGATAAATTCGGGGGAAAGCCTGAAGAATGGAGTAAAAAGGTTGGAAAAATCGAGAGTTCAAAATATATATTTGATGTCCACTGGGTAGAAAGAGATGGCACTCAATATGATTCAAAGCTTAAGAATAGAAGGGAGAGAAAGTAATGTCTAAAATGAATTATTATATTCCGCCGGAGCCGGACAATAAGCCCAAACACACTATGAAACTGAGATTTATAGGAGAATCGTTTTATTTATTTGGATTAACTAACGGCAAAGTATACGAAGCATGGGAAGAAGACGACGATTATTACAGAGTTATCGATGACAGCGGAGAAGATTATTTATATCCTAAAATAAATCCTCATGCACCTGATGGCAGTACAACCGAAGGCAGATGGGAAATTGTAGAAGAGTGATAGCACCTGAACAGGTGCTTTTTTAATGCATAAATTGAGGTGTTGAAATGATATATTATTATGGCAACGAGATAAGCCCAAACCAAATAGAAACGGTTGAGGGCTTTTTAATTTGCAAAAATGTTCCTATTGCAAGAACAGGCGAACAGGAATATTTAGCAAGGGATTTAGCACTTGACGGCGACCCCGAACGCATAATCAAAGTAAACAGATATGAAGAAGATGTTTTCGAGCCGGCAACGCTTGCAAGCTTTGAAGGCAAGCCGGTTACCGATGGACACCCACCGGAGGAAGTTGAGCCGTCCAACTTTGCGAGCTATGCAAAAGGGCATATGCAGAGAGTAAGACGTGAGGGCGATTTTATGGTTGCTGATTTATATATCAACGACCCAAATTTAATTAACGATGTCCGCAACGGCATAAAAAGAGAGGTGTCGTGTGGCTATATATGCGAGTATGTGCCCGATGGGGATAACTACAAGCAAACCAAAATACGAGGTAATCATGTGGCTGTTGTGCCGAGAGGCAGAGCGGGGCATATGGTTTCAATTAAAGATGAAAGTACATCTAATATTAAAAAAGGAGGTAGTACAATGAGCAAGTTTACAAAAGAGCTGTTAAAAGTTTTTGGAACAGCTACAAAAGATGCCAGCGCAGAAGAAATTGACGAAATGGCAGAAACAACAGCAAATGCGATAGATGCAGGGACAGAGGAAAAAGAACAGGAAGGAGTGAAAGACGAAATGAAAGACGAAATGGAAAAAACAAATGACGAATACGGCGAGATGTTAAAAATAATTCTTGCAAAGCTTGATGAGCTTGGAAAGAAAAACGACCGTGAAGAAAAAATGGACAGAAAACTCACAGATGAAGATGACCTTGACAAGCTTATTGAAAGACTTGATGGTGGTGAAAAAATCGAGGATGACGAAGAAGCTGTTACAATCCCTGCGGAGGAAATGTCAGACGAGTGCTCAACAGCCGATGCAATCGCAATTCTTAAGCGTGTAAGACCTGCGGTAGCTTCAATTAAGGATAAAAAGGATAGAGCAAGGGTAGTTGATGCGCTCATGTCCTCAATCAGAAGCGAAAACCAGGTTTCAAAAATTTTATCAGCAACAAAGGACTCGGCTACAAAAAATGTTGCAAAGAGCAATCCCGAAAGAGCGATTGTTGAACAGCAGAAAATCTATGATAGCCGTAACCCACACAAGAAAACTAACTAATTAAAAAGGAGTGATATATAATGGCAAAATTAAATCCACAGTCAATCGGTGCAGTTATGCCCCACGGTCAGGCAGGTTCTTATGCAAGACAGCCTGATATGATTATCAATACAAGACCCGCAGGCGGCGAAAGCCCTATTAATTTTGGTCTTGCGGTTGTGTACGATGAAAACAAAAATGTAGTACTTCCAACAGCTTCAAGCACAGCAGATCAGTTTATTGGCGTAGCTTCAAGAGAGATTAACACAGCACTTAACTATCTTGAACAGGGCATTGGACAGTATGCGCCCGGTGATGCGGTTTCCGTATTCCAGAGAGGCGCAATCAACGTAAAATGCCAGAACGGCACACCTAAGGTTGGAGCTGATGTATATATTCGTGTTAAAGCAAATACATCATTCCCTAAAGCCGTTGTCGGTGGCTTTGAGGCAGTTTCAGACACAACAAACAGCGTAAAAATCACAAACGCACAGTGGGCAGGTTCAGCCGATGCAAACGGCATTGCAGAGCTTAGAATACTTACTATGTTAAATGCGTGATAGAACTTGATAGGAGGCGATAAAATGTTTAAAAACGTAGGAACAATTAACTCGGCACCCGTTGTTTCAAAAGGCATGGGCAACGGTGGTACCTTTACAATGGACGAGGCAGGTATTGCTTCGGGCGGTGCTTTTTTAGTATCAGAGCTTGAAAAGCGTGACCCTCTTATTAGAAAGCCACTTACTTCTCTTACTTATCCAAGGGATATTAATATCAACGTTGGTGGTGGCTGGGTTGACTTTGTATCAGCAATGTCGGTTGGCTATGGCTTAACAGGCGGATCAGAAAACGGTCCGGTTTCAGCAGGTGGCGCAAACGGGCTTCCTATTGTACAGGCTAATGTTGATAAAGGTGTGTATAAAGCATATGTATTCGCAACTGCCTTAAGAATTATGTTCGTTGATATGCAGAAATCAAACTATATCGGCAGAAGTCTTGATCAGCTTCTTACAGACGGTGTAAGACTTGCGTATGATAAGCATATGGACGCTAATGTTTACGTTGGTCTTTCTGATTATGACACAACAGGTCTTGTAAATAACCCCGATGCAGTAGAAACGACAGTTGCAAACAACAGCGCAGGAACATCTTCAAAGTGGGCGGATAAAACACCTGAAGAAATCTTAAAAGATATCAACAACGCAATAACACAGGTTTGGACGGTTGCTGAATATGATACAGAAGCAATGCCTAACCATATTCTTTTACCCTATGAACAGTATACATATATTATGAATACACCAGTAACAGCGCTTGCAACAGAAACAATTCTTGATTTTGTGCTTAGAAACAATGTGGCTGCTAAAAATGGCGGTAATCTTTACATTGGCGGTACTAAATGGTGTAAGGGTGCAGGAACAGGACAGAAAGACAGAATGGTTGTTTATGTAAATCACGAGAGATATGTGAATGTTGATGAGCTTGTACCACTCACAAGAGCCATGACACAGCCTAACGCAACTAATTTCTGCTATGACACAACATACGCTGCCAACATTTCAGAGGTGCAGGTGTTCTATCCTCAGACAATCGGATATTTTGACGGTATTTAAGGGGTGGCTTTATGATTATAATGTGCAAACGAAATGTTACAATTCCCTCGCCTGATGGTAGAACAGGCAAGTATATACCAAAGGACTATATCGGCACGATTGACAAATGGGTTGCTGAAACTAAGTACTTTAAAGAGCTTGTTTCAGACGGCAAGATTGTTATTACCGAAACCACAAAGGATAAAGTAATTGATAAGGCTGTTGAAGCACCCGTTATTGATAACACAAGAAAAACAAGAAAAAAGGCATAAAGGAGGTGCGGGAAATGTACTACAACAAAACGCAGTTTTTTGGTGTTCGTGAGCGTGCTTCAAACATTGGCACTGAAAAAGGAAATTATACAGCGGAATTATTTAAACAGACTTTCCCGCAATTTTTTAATGCTTATGGCAAGTGTTTAGTTCCTGAAAAGGTCTTATTAATGTTTATCAACAGAGCAAACACAGCAATAACGCCCGATAAATGGGGTGATGCGTGGGAGTATGCTTCGGGTCTGTATGTGGCGCATTTTTGTAGTATGTTTTTAAGTACATACGCTGAATTCTCTGCAACGCCTTCACAGGCAGTGGCTACTGGTGGTTTAGTCGGCGTTGTCAAGTCTGCAACATTGGGTGATAGCTCGGTGACGTATGACACCGATGCCTTAACAAAAGCAACAGCCGATTGGGGAAGTCTTAACTCAACTAAATACGGTCAGATGTTAGCAACAGAGGCAAGGCTAATAGGAATGGGGGGAACATACGTTATATGAATTATGCGGATTGGTATACCGATAAAATGGAAATATGGCGCAACGCCCCAAAAATCGAAGATGGTTTAACATCATATGCACGCCAAAAGATTGCGAACAACGTCCCTTGCCGTATTTATTTGAGCGACAGTCAGCCAATAACAATGGAGCAAACAGCCTCACACGTTAAGCAGAATGATAAATTAATGTGCGGTGTCGATGTTGATATAAAAGCAGGAGATCAGTTAATAATAAAGCGTGGCGGTGGCTTGGGGTATTCCACAACCACCATTCGTGCTTTTGCCGCTGAACCTAATTATTATTTTGAACCCTTCGGTGCAGTAATGCCCGATTTATCTCATATTGAAGTCAGATTGCTTCAAGAAGAAAGGGTGTAGGCAAATGGCAGATTATACACTTAAAACACGAGCAGAGGCATTAAAGAAGAATTTAGAAGGGTTAGATAAAGAGCTTGCCAATATTGCGAAGGGTGCAACTATGCGAGCAGTTGAGAAAGCCGCAGAATTAACGCCACCGACAACTAATGATTTATCGGGTACAAATACACGAACAGGTTCTTTAAAGCAGCATTGGGCAAAGGATAGCAAAATAAAACCGGTTAAAAAAGGCAATGACTTTGAAACACAGCTTGCCAATAATATGGAGTATGCCTCATATGTTAACAATGGGCATAGAATGGACAGGCACTTTGTTCCTGGTCTTGTAATAAACGAGTATAGCGGAATGCTTGAATACAATCCAGACGGCAAAGGCGGTATTGTTGTAGGCACAAAAACATCTTATGTTGAAGGCTTGTTTATGGTCGATAAAGCGATTGAAGAATATAATCGAGTTGTAAAAATGGAAACGAAAAAACTGGTAAAGAAGGTGAGCAAATGAATTTTACTGTTAATACAATATCTAAATCATTAGCAACCTATTTAAAACCGTTATTGCCGAATATAACATTTTTGCAGAATCCGACACAGCAAAATGAAGATAACTTGCCTTGTATGTTTTTACAACAGAGGTATTCAAACATTGAATTACAGACAGGTGGTTATTATTACCGCAAAATTGGTCTTGATTTAACATATCTTGAGAACTATAACCTTGTTAATTTACAGGAGTTATATCAACAGGTTGCTGAATTTCTTGATTTAAATATGGAGTGCTTTCCATATTCAGACGGCGAGAATGCTGAAAAAACGATGATAAGAACATACAACAGAGAATGGCGAATTGATTTAGATGCACTGCACTATAAATTTGAAATACGAGAGAGGGTTGTAATACCCACTCAAGAAACAAAAATGCAAACCATCCAAGAATTAAACGAGGAGGTTAATAAATGAAAACAGAAAAAAAGACATATTCACGAGAGGCGTTATTAAATAGTAAACGCTTTGCTTATGTTCAAAAAGACTTTTTAAAAGCTATTTTGACGGATGAATATTACACAATAGAAGAAGCCGAGGAGGCAATCAAAAAAGTGTTAGGAGGTGTTGAATAATGGCTGGTGGAAACTGGACAACACAAAATAAAATAAGACCAGGCGTTTATATTAACTTTGATAGCAAAACACAGCTTGAACTGTCAGTTGGTCAGCGTGGCGTGGTTGCTATCTGCGAACCGATGAGCTGGGGACCTGTTGGAAAGATTATGAAGATTGAGTCGGGTGTTAATACAACGCCTTACTGCGGTTATCCCATTTATGCGCCACAGGCATTATTCTTAAATGAAATTTTTAAGGGCAGTAACAGAACAAACGGTCCGACACAGGTGCTCTTATATAGACCCGCTGCCGATAGCTCAAAAGAGGCAACAGCAACAGCGGATACACTTACAATTACTGCATTATATCCCGGCGTTCGTGGAAATGACATTTCAATTATTGTAGTTGAAGATGTCGATAACACAGGCGTATTTACTGTTAAAACAGTTGTAGACGGAGCGGTTGTTGATACACAGACAGGAAAGCTTGTTTCAGACCTTAAAGCAAATGACTGGGTTAAATTCAGCGGCACAGGCGCACTTAAAGCAACAGCAGGAACACCGCTTAAGGGTGGTGCAGACGGTACAGTACAGAACGCAGCATACACAACATTTTTAACAGCACTTGAGGCATATAACTTTGATGTGCTTATTTATGACGGCACAGACAATACAACAATGTTGGCAATGCAGAATTTTGTTGATAGGCTTGTTACAAAAGAGGGTATGTACTGCCAGCTTGTGGCTTCAAACATGACAAACCCCGATGATAGATTTTGCATTAATGTCAATGTCGGTTCGATCGTGCTTGATAACGGCACTACCATTACTCCACAGCAGGCTTGCTGGTGGATTGGTGGAGCAGAGGCAGGGGCACAGTATAACCAGTCTTTAACATATGCACAGTACCCACACGCTGTTGATGTTACACCTCGAAAAACAGGTGAAGAAATAGAAGCTTCAATCCTTGCAGGACAGCTTACACTTGTACCCTATGACGGAGCTGTAAAAGTGGAAACCGATATTAACTCACTTGTTACATATACCGAAAACATTTCAAAGGTATATCGCAAGAATAGAATAATCCGACTTTGCAACACAATAGCAAATGACATTTATCAGCAGTTTTCAAAATCATTTATTGGCATTGTAAATAACAACGAAGTCGGCAGAGCATTATTCAAAAGCGTTATTGTTGGTTATTTAATCACAGTGCAGAACAATCAGGGTATACAGAACTTTGATGCGGAAAAAGACGTTGAAGTCCTTCCCGGTAATGATATTGATAGTGTTGTTATAAATCTTGCTATACAGGCAGTAGATGCCACCGAAAAGATTTATATGACAATTACAGTTGCTTAAAAGGGAGGTGGAAATATGTCTTATTTACTTGCAAAAGATACAATAAACGGTGCAGAAGGCAAAATCTTTATTACTGTTGACGGACAGAATATAGAAGTTGCTTGCATGAAAAACATACAGACAAACGCCGAAATTCAGGGAAATGATATGCGTGTTATTGGCACTCGAAAAATTCAGAATAAAGCAAACGGCGCAAAGCTGACGGGCACAGGCAATATTTACTATGGCTCAAACCTGTTTACTGATATGGTGCTTAAATACATCAACACAGGCGTTATGACCCAGTTTGACATACAGATAACTAACAACGACCCAACAACAACAGTCGGCAGTCAGGTAATGGCTTATTACGGATGTCAGCTCACAGGCACTATTCCGCTTTCAATCTTAAACGATGAAGAAGCTATGCTTAACTATGACTTTAACTTTACTTATACAGATGTAGCAAGAACACAGTCGTTCAACAGCCCTGTTGAGCTTGGTAATTAATAGGAGGGAATAAACAATGAGTGAAGATTTATATGCTTTTTTACATCCGATAAAGCCCGAAGAAATCACAGAAGAAATTGTAGTTTCTGAAAGATTTAAGGATAAAGACGGTAATGTAATTCCTTTTAAAATCCGTGCATTAACAAAGGGCAAGGTTGAGCAGTTAGCACGCAAATGCAGAGCAAAACACGCCGGCAAAGGCTTTGATATTGATGTTGAGCTTGGAAACGCAATGATTGTTGAAGCTACTGTCAGACCTGATTTCAAAAATGCAGAGCTTTGCAATGCTTACGGTACACTTGACCCGGTGGAAGTAGTTTCAAAGATGTTGCTTTTTGGCGAGGCTAATAAATTAGCTGATGCAATCGCTAAGTTATCAGGCGTGGATAAAGGAATTGACGTAAAAAACTGATTGACGAGTCCGACCCGGATTTTTTAGGAGCGTACTACTGCTTTGTAAATTTCGGTTGGACTCCATCTTTTTATACCGATTTACCATATAATGAAAGACTAATTATCTTAAATTTTATTCTACGAGATTTAGAAACACGACAAAAAGAGAGAGAGGAGGTGGATAAGATTGGCAACAATATCTGAAACTTTGAGATTAAATGATGCGTTCTCAAGTGTATACAAGCAGTATCTCGGCTACACCGAAAGAGCGGAAACATCAACTTCACGCTTGATGTCAACAGTTAAAAACCTTGCAGGAGCGTATTTAGGCTTCCAAGGCGCAAAGAAAATGCTTGAGCTGTCGGACACCGTTTCAAGTGTAACAGCACGTTTAAACAATATGAACGATGGCTTACAGACCACAGCAGAGTTAAACAATATGATTTTTGCCTCGGCACAGCGTTCACGGGGTTCATATCTTGAGACAGCCAATCTTGTTACACAGCTCGGCTCAATGGCTAAAGATGCGTTTTCATCGTCACAGGAAATAGTAGCTTTTGCCGAATTATTAAATAAACAGCTTGTTATTTCGGGTGCAAGCGGTTCAAGTGCGAGTGCTGCCATATTCCAGCTCCAACAAGCGTTAGCTTCGGGTGTTTTACGAGGCGAGGAATTAAACTCAGTGCTTGAACAAGCTCCCGTTATAGCTCAAACAATCGCGGATTATTTAGGTGTATCAATGGGTGAACTGCGAGAGCTGGGAAGTCAGGGCGCAATAACAGCAGATGTTGTAAAAAATGCTATGTTCTCGGCAGCGGATGAAACAAACGCAAAATTTGAAGAAATGCCAATGACGTGGTCACAGGTATTTACTACGTTTGGCAATTATGCTATCAAAGCATTGAATCCGCTGTTAAACGCTTTATCATGGCTTGCTAATAATATAAAAATAATTGGCCCACTTGTTTTGGGGGCGGCAGGAGCATTTGCAGTATTCCAAATAGCGGCGCACTGGACGAAAATAGCAAAGATTGCAACAACGGCTTATAATTTTGCAGTTGACTTTTTATCGCTCGCATACGGCGTTTTAACAGGCTCAACAAAGGCAGCTTCGGCGGCAACATTGCTTTTTAACAGTGCGTTGCTTGGTTCACCGATAACATGGGTAGTTATGGGCGTTATGCTGTTAGTAGGTGCATTATATGCAGGGGTGGCAGCCTTCAACCATTTTTCGGGTTCATCGGTTTCGGCAACAGGAATTATAATGGGTGCGGTCTATACGCTCGGTGCGTTTGTATATAACATTGTTGCAGGAATGTGGAATCAGTTTGCGGTATTTGCAAACTTCATTGGTAATGTATTTAATAACCCGATTGCCGCCATTAAAGTCGCATTTTATGACATGGCTGTTACCGTTTTAAGCTATTTACAGAGTATAGCATCAGGACTGCAAAATTTATTAAATGCCATACCGGGTGTAAAAGTTAATTTAACATCTGGCATTGATAGCTTGATTGGCAAGTTTTCAGCGGCAGCGGAAAAAACAAAAAGTGAGTCCGGCTGGAAAGAATATGTTAAGTCAATGGATTATAAAGACTTAACAGGAGCGTACAGCGCTGGCTATGATAAAGGCTCAAACTTTAGCTTGTTTGGCGGTGGTGGCGGTGGCTTTGATTATTCAACATTCCAATCATCAGGTCTTGGTGGTATGGCAAACGATTTAAAGGACATCAAAGGTTCAACCGCTTCAATAGCAAAAGGCGTTGATATGTCAAAGGAAGATGTAAAATCGCTTGTTGATGTGGCTACAAGGCAGTATATAAACAAAGTCAATCTGACATCACAAACACCAATTATCAACGTAAGCGGACAGAACACAGACAACACGCAAGCCGATAGAAAAGCCCTTGCGGATGCCATAAAGGACATTATAGTTGAACAGGCGGCGTCATCTTCGTACAGAAGCACAGCTATGCCGGTTTAAAAGGAGGTTTGGAAAATGCCGATCGAATACGGATTATTTTTCTCAAGAAAGACAGATGGTCTTGTTATTCGCCTTCCGATAAATCCCGAGGAACTTCCTGTTGTAAGGGAAACCGAAAACGATGATGAGAATGTCCTCGGCTTGGGTCCGATCATGATACCCCGAATACCCGGTTTAAGGACTATATCGATTAAAAGCTATTTACCGGGCAGAGTAGACCTAATGACTTTAACAAGTGGTTCTTTCAAAGAACCGTTTTTTTATATTAATTTTTTTGAAACAGCAATGCTGCAAAAACAGATAATCACCTATACCCCCGTTAGAGCATACGAAAACGGTGTGCCATATATGACACAGGACACAGGCTTTGATGTGCTTGTTACTCATTTTGAGTATACTGAAAAAGGCGGGGAAACAGGTGATTTTTATTTTGAATTGGAGTTGACGGAGTATAAAGACTATGCACCGCTTGAAATAACAATGACAGGCGAAACGGACACCGAAACAGGCGCACAGATAGCCACAACAGAGCAAACAAGGAGTATTCCAGAAGGTCAATTATATGTTGGTGCAAAGTGTACTGTGAACGGTAATTTCTATTATTCAAGCAACGGCGATGAACCGCACGGCAACGGCAACGGCAGAACTTGCGTTGTTTCAAGAATTATGGAAGATGCCAACAAAGAATATTCAATACATATCAATAGCGAGAACGGCGGTGCTCTCGGATGGGTCAAAGCAAGTAGTTTAACGGTGGTGAGTGATAAATGACGGTTGAACTAATAATAGCGGAAAAACGCACAGGCAAGATATGGAACGCTTCAAACGCCACTACAAATATAACATATGAGACTAACCGCACAGGCAGTCCCGGCACGTTAAAATTTACTGTGCTGAAAAGCGGTACACTCTCATTTGTTGAGGGTGATGTTGTTAGATTTAGTGCAGATGGTAAACTTATATTTTTTGGTTGGGTATTTACTAAATCTAAAGACCGTTGGGGCAATATTGATGTAACGTGCTATGACCGTATGAGGTATTTAAAAGCGAATGCTTCATATAGCTTTTATGGCCAATCCGCTGGGGATATTATAAAGCAGATTGCAGATGACTTTCAGCTTGAGACTGCAGATATTGCGGACACTGGGTATTTAATACCTTCGTTGATAGAAACCGACCAAAGCTGTTTAGACATCATTCAAGGTGTGGTTGAGCAGACGTTATTAAACACAGGCAAGTTATACGTTTTTTATGATAATGGTGACGGCTTGTGTTTAACGGCTGCGGAGGATATGAAGTCTAATATAATGATTGGCGATAAATCACTTGTTTTAGACTACACCTATAAAACCGACATAGACGAGCAAACATATAATTCCGTTAAAATCGCAATGGCAAACGAGGAAACAGGCAAAGCAGATGTTTATGTAGCACGGGACACCGATAATATAGCACGTTGGGGCTTGTTACAGCTATATCAAAAAGTTGATAACGACAGTAACTCAGCACAGCTAAAAGCACAGGCAGAGGCAACATTGAGTTATTATAACCGCCGTTTGCGAACATTAAAAGTATCTTCGCTCGGCGTTCTTGGTTTAAGGGCAGGACAAATGATTTTAATGCAAATTGATAATTTGGGTGATATAAACTTAAATCAATGGCTTTTAATCGAGAAAATAACACACACTTTTGAAAATGATAAACACACGATGGATATTGAATTATACGAAATTTAGGAAGTGATAAATATGAACTTGGTAGATGCGTTGGTTATGGTGGCAGAGGGCGCAGCAAAAGCAAGCCAGCCGTGTGATTTAGACGTAGGTACGGTGGCAACTGTAAATCCTCTTAGCATAACAAGAGATGTAGCACAAGCCCCGTTGACCGAGGCTGTTTTAATTTTGACGGAGAACGTCGTTGAAAAGAAAATTCCAATTCTTGATCATACACATCATATAAACACACTGGGACATAAGCACACAAGCCCGGACGGCACTACATCAACTAATTTAACAGGCTCATATCAAACTTTAACTTCGCTTTTATCATCTGGCGGTAGTGACCAAACGCAAGCAATCATCTGTTATGAACACGGCAAGCCACTTCCAATAGAAAACGGCTTTATAATTCTTAATCGTGCGTTAAAGGTCGGGGATAAAGTGTTGTTGTTAAAAGTCCAAAAAGGGCAGAAGTTTATTATATTATCCCGAATTTTTGATTTTGAATAGAGGTGGTGAAATGGCAACTTTACCCGAAAGCGATATTAATTTAAAAAACGGCATTGTGTTTCAGCAGTCCCCGACAAAAACTTGGTATGTTGACCCGATAACGCACCAAATAGCAGGAATGTGTGACGGTTATACAGCCGTTAAACAGACGGTTGAGATAATTTTAAATATCGAGCGTTTCAGATGGCAGATTTACACACCGTATTTTGGTATGCAATGGGAAGGCTTGATTGGTGAAGCATACGGCTTTGTAGCCTCGGAATTGCAAAGAAGGTTGTTAGATGCGTTCTTGGTTGATGTGAGAATAACAGGCATAAATGATTTTACATATTCTGTTGATAAAGATGTTATGACAGCGAGTTTAACTGTTAATACAGTATACGGAAATATTAAAAAGGAAATGGAGGTGAGGCTGACGTGATAGATTTTAGCAATAAAATATATTCAAATATTCTGAAAGAAATGTTGGATAAAGTCCCCAACTCTTATGACAAGCGAGAAGGCAGTATTATACAAACGGCAGTCGGTCCGGCTTCATACGCATTTGAAGAATTTTACTTAACTTTAAATCAAGTTCAGCGTGCCTCATTCGTACAAACTGCGGTAGGATCTTCTCTTGATAAAATTGCCGTTATTGCAAACATAAAAAGATACCCAGCTTCACCAGCTATTCGATTGGGTGTGTTTAATCAGCCTGTCCCGATCGGCTCAAGGTTTTCTACAATCAATGGCGAGGCAAGTATAAACTTTATTGTTACAGCGAAAACAGCGAAAGCAAACGAGTTTCAATTAACAGCGGAAACTGCGGGCGTGATTGGTAATGACTATACAGGCTCAATATTACCAATAACTTTTATTCAAGGGCTTTCCAAATCTGAAATAACTGATATTTTAGTCCCCGGTGACGATGAAGAAACCGATGACGAGTTCAGAGAACGCCTTATAACAGCATTGAATGAAAAGCCCTTCGGCGGTAATGTGGCTGCATATCGTGAATTTGTCGGCGGTCTTGACGGTGTGGGCGGTGTTCAAGTTTATCCCACTTGGAATGGCGGCGGTACTGTTAAATTATCGGTCATCGGTGCGGACTGGCAACCGGCTTCGACAACATTAATCAATAATGTTCAGAACGCAGTTGACCCACCACCCAATCAGGGGCTTGGGCTTGGTATGGCTCCTATCGGTGCAAAAGTAACGGTTGTAGCACCTACGGCAGTAACAATCAATGTTTCAGCTACGCTTACTTTATTGCCGACTTACGAAATCGGACAGGTGCAAGAACCGGTTGAAACAGCGATAAAAAATTATTTGCTTAGTATTCGTGAAAGCTGGGCAAAACCGATTGTGAACGGCGGTATTGAATACGCCTCAAATGTATTTATTGCACAGATTATAGCCGCAATCTTAAACGTAACAGGCGTTATAAACGCCACAAATGTTACTGTAAACGGCAATACAGCCGATATTGCATTAACGCAAACGAGCACAACACAGGAAGTGCCAGTTATGGGGACGGTGAGTTTAAATGTGGGAGCTTAATTCAAACATAATTGAATATTTACCCGATTGGTTTAAACAAATAGCCGACTTTGAAGAAATCTGCAAAACAGAAACAGAACAATTTGAAGCACTTGCAAACGCCATTCACGAAGTTACTGATAACTTCTTTTTTAAAACAATGGATGAAAAAGCGGTTAATATGTGGGAGCAGATATTCGGTATAGTACCAGATTATACAGTAGAAACGCTTGATTTCCGCAGATTTAGAGTTTTAAACCGACTTACTACAAAGCCCCCGTTTACACTTGGTTTTTTGTATCAAAAGCTTGATGAAATAATAGGCGTGGGAGCTTGGACGGTAACAATAGACTATCCCAACTACACGCTTTATATCGAGAGCAGCTCAGAAAACCAACAGTATTATAACGAGGTTTTATATACGATAAACAAGATAAAGCCAGCTCATATTGTATACATCAACAAGCCTTTTACGACATCGGCAATGACCATTGACGAAAGCGTTGAGCTGTCAGAACTGGAATGGAATTATAGACTTAGTGCGTGGGGACTTGGTATAAATCCATTTGTTACTTCAAAAATGAAAGAGGTGTTGGTTATGCCGTCACAGCAGAGCATACAACAGCAATTATTAAATTCAACGGCTGAAAGTGTTATTGATATAGTAAATTCAGCAAGGATAAACGGCACAACTGTTATTAATACACTTACAAAAGAAACAAGAGCAAACAAAGCGGTTATTCAATACAAAGTAAAAGAGGCACAGGCGAAAACAGTTACACAGATAGAGTTATTAGACGTAAACGGCAATGTATTAACAACATCCGGCGTTTATGTGCCTATCACCGATGAAGCTGTTTTCACGCATTATTTACCGATTGAGGAGGCGATAACAAATGGCTAAATTACCGGCAGACTTACCCGAAAACTGGACACAGGGCGAAATTATCAGCCCGAACGGTACAGAAGTAGGGTTATCAGAGCAACACGGTTATAACTATTTAATGAAGCAGGTCAACGCCACACAGACCGAGGTAAACAACGTAGGTACTACAATCGAGGGTGCGTTAAAAGACGTTGCAAAGGAAGTTTCTGTGCAGGAAATACAAGATAAAATCGGCGAAACAACCGACACAGGCGGCAGCCAAAATTCGGGCACAGTAAATGCAAAGCTAAACGCCCTGCTTGAAGCACCGAAAGTCATAAAGCATATACAGCGTGGATTGATAAGTTTTTCAGGTTCAAGTAGCCCGTCATCTAAAACAGAAAGCGTAACGCTTGTAGGGTTTTCTAACGTAGAAAAAATGATAGTTCTTTTAGATGGTTCGGCGGCTGGCACAAGAAATTCAGTAACTTCATCCTTTACGCCTTACGTCCAATCGTTAGCAACCGACACACTGGAAGTGACAGTTGAATATGTCAACAATTCGTATTCAATCAGCTATCAAGTTATCGAGTTTTTTTAAAGGAGGCGAATTTTATGATATATGCACAAATTGACAACGAAAATATATGTGTTGCTATTTCAGACATTGGGGATTTATCTGTTGATAATCCTTCTTTAATTAAACTTGTTTTTTTTGATAATTCTGTGATTGGAAAGAAATACAACAACGGTGTGTGGGAAGAAGTTCCTAAACCAGAAATTGCAAAAGGAAATGATATTGATACGTTGGCAGATAATCAGCTCACAATTATGGAGGCTATTGCTGAACAGTACGAGCAGAATCTTGAAAACCGTTTAAATGACCAAGAAGTACAAGCCACTATATACGAAGCTGTATTGGCATTAAGCGAAGGAGGCACAGCAGAATGAAAGAGATGTACTTTAACTTAGTTTTAGCACACAAAAGAACTTGCAATGAGGAAAACAAAGCAGTCCCACTTGTACCGGTTACTTACAGAAAAGCCGTTTCAGAAATGTTAAAAAATGAAGGCTATGACGATGACGGTAATATTCAGTAATCAAAAGTCACTTATTATCTTTTTATTTATAAGGAGGTTGTTAAATATGGTAGATATGTACTTAGCACTTGTAATCGCAGGAAGAAGAACTTGCAACCCTGATAATAAATCTATTCCGCTTGTACCCGTCAGATACAGGGGAAAAGTGCTTACAGAGCTTGAAGCACTCGGTTTAGATGCAGACGGAAACGCTATTGCTTAAGGAGGTAGATATTTATGAAGAAACTTATTGAAATGAAAACAACACAGGCAGACGGACATCACGATTTTATTTATAAAGACGGTAAAAAGGCAGCTATCCCCGATGACGGAGTTGTATTTTGCTATCTTACAAAGTCGGGTATGCTTAAGGCGTCGGAATATCCCGATATTGCAGGTAGTGCATTCGGCAAGTTTGTTGTAACTGATGAGGTTACAGAAAAAGACGGTAAGCCTTGTATCGGCGGCAAGGCTTATGATATTTGGGGCATTGGTGAAAATTATGTGCTTATATCCAATAAAGGAGATAAGTTCTATATTTCTGCAAATAAAGATGGTTCAAAGGTAGACCACCCGAACCAGAGAAACGATTATTTTGCTTATACACTTTTACATGAGATATACTCAATACTTAAATAATCAAGGGGCGGTTAAAACTGCCCTTTTTTTAGGATAAGGAGGGAAATATGGAAATTGTATTAGCGTTAATTAGTGCCGGCTCTGCAATCATTGTTTGTATGATAAACAACGATTATCAAACACGCAAGTTTCGGGCACAGCATGACGAAACAATGGCTTTGATAAAATATCAGATTGCGGAGCTTTCAGAAAGAATGGATAAACATAATAATCTTATTGAGCGTACTTATAAATTAGAGCAAAAGGCAGCCGTTTATGAAGAAAAAATAGCAGTTGCCAATCATCGGATTGACGATTTAGAAAATAAGGAGTGAAAAAAGCTATGGACATTACATTTTTAACTAATTTTGCAATACCGCTTATTGTAGGTATTTGTTTATGTCTTGGTTATATAATCAAGAACATTGTACCCAATGACAATATAAACCGCTTTATTCCGCTTGTCATGGGAATAGTAGGCGTATTAATAAATGTATGGGTAAACAGAGTTTTTACTGCTGAAATTCTTTTAGGCGGTCTTTTTAGCGGTCTTGCAAGTACAGGACTTTATGAAATGTTTAGAAATCTTATTAAAAATGGGGATTGATTATGCAGAAAATGATTTTAAGGAAAGGACACCGCCTGAGACCGGGCGGTGCATATCCCAAAACAACAATAACGATACATTCAACAGCAAATGCCAATAGTACAGCCCTTAACGAGAGAGCATGGCTTGATAATCCAACTAATAATAGGTATGCTTCATGGCATTACTGTGTTGATGAAAGCGGAGTAGTACAGGCGATACCGGATCAGGAAGAGGCATGGCACTGCGGTGATACCGGAGGCAATAGGACATCATTATCCATTGAGATATGTGAGAGCGGTGACAGAGTTAAGACATTGCTTAATGCGGCAAAATTTGCGGCAGAAAAACTTGTTGAATATGGTCTGACGATTAAGGACCTTAGGCGTCACGCTGACTGGGTTAATAAGGATTGTCCGAGAATATTAATTGATTCGGTGTACATATATCGTAATTATGGCTGGAATTGGTTTGTCGGAAAAGTTGAGGAGGAGATACAAAATATGACAACAGAAAAAAGATACAACACGATTGAGGATGTCCCCGAATGGGGCAAGGCAACAATACAGCAGTTAATCAATAAGGGTGCGATTGCTGATGCACGCCATCTTGATTTGTCGGAGGATATGGTGCGTACCTTGGTTATCTGGGCGAGATTTATGGCTTGAGCATAATAATGAACATTTAAAATTAAATACTGAAAGGGTGATATGTATGGACAGCTTTATTGGTTGGGTAGGAGGTAAGAAGCTTCTGCGAGATACTATTATTTCTAATTTTCCCGAAACTTTCGGGAGATACGTTGAGGTATTCGGTGGAGCCGGTTGGGTATTGTTTAGAAAACCGCAGGAGAAAGGTCAGCTCGAAGTATACAACGATTTTGACAGTAACCTTGTAAACCTATATCGCTGTGTGAAATATCACCCTGAAGCATTGGAGAAAGAATTAAGCTACATAGTACAGTCGAGTGAATTGTTTTATGATTTCAAGGAACAGCTGCATATGAGAGGATTGACGGATATTCAGAGAGCAGCTCGTTACTTTTATTTGATTAAGATGAGTTTCGGCTGCAAAAAGGATAGTTTTGCAACAAGACCGAAAAATATAAGCAGTTCTTTAGAACGCTTTGCAGAAATACGGGAAAGGCTATCAAATGTTATCATTGAGAATAGAGATTTTGAGCAGCTTATTAAGGTTTATGATTCAGCGGATACGCTGTTCTATCTTGATCCGCCATATCATAAGACCGAGAGGTATTATGATAATGATAAGATATTCGATGAAGAGGATCACAAAAGACTTAAGACAGTGCTTGATAATATAAAAGGCAGGTTTGTTCTTTCGTATAATGATGATGAATTTGTCAGAGAGCTGTATAAGGATTACAACGTCCAGGGCATTACACGCAGCTGTACACTTTCGGCCAATAGCTCCGGAGATAAATTCAGAGAAGTAATTGTCAAGAATTATTGATTTGTAGGGGTATGGCGAAGGCTGTACCCCACTTATTTTACTGAGAATATAGAATATTGAATTA